TTTGGGAGTTCTACCTCTAAACTACTTCTGTTTATGACCATAGAGTTACCGTCACTTACGGCGTGGAGGCTTGCCTGCAGTAATTTCATATATTTTAATGATTTTACTGCGACAGGTATCTCCTCGTTTTGGGGCGGTAGTGTGTCTAGGAAACTATGTTTTCTACGCATATTAAGTTGTTCTGACTCGTAATGGATCGTGGAATGTGTACGCTTAGCTACTGGAAGGAATCCTTATGGACCCTACTAATAGCCAGTATGAGTTAAGACTCATCGCGCACATACTCCATGACGTTCATAACGCTCATGGATTGTGGTTCAACACTCGCGCTCTCAAACTGACCCTTGATAAGGTCAATAAGAGAACGCATTCTGAAGGTATAGGTTTTCTTACGAAAACCTTACCACGTTTGGGCAAAGCTTTTGATAAAGCTATTGCTGGGGGTACTCCTCTTAACGCAGAAGCCATAGGATTCTCATCCTGTGACAACTGTAAACTTCCGAGATTTCTCGGTGAGTTCATAAGTAGAGTCCTTCAACCAAACGGGGAAATCCTTCAGAATCCGTGCGCTGTAAGCGTCGCCGTTATAAGGCAGATAACATACCTGTTTTACAAGTATGAACTACCTTATTCCGATGAACAAGAACAGCAAGTCGCGTCGAAGTTTGAGAAAACCGAGACCGACCTTGAGACTACGTGTGAGGCCCTCAAAGAACTTGAGAGCCGCACTCGCAATTACCATCATGCTCGTAGAGGCAGCTTTAAGGCGGCTTCACAAGTAGAGGTGGTTCGCAATGCCCAGAAGCTCCTTTGGGAGCTCTTTCGGCATTTTGATCCGTTAGACATCACTCCAAGGCATGGACCGGGCGCCGTTGCTACAAAGCAGCAGCGTTCCAGTAAATTCCTGTGGACTAACATCTCGGATAAAATCACATCCGTTTACCCATTAGACGAGTATTATTACGCGTCTCTTGGTCACGTCTGTGACTCCTATAAGAGTTTCGACTCTATAGGTGTTAGCGAACTTCCGGCACGAGTTGTTCTCGTACCGAAAGATTCGCGCGGCCCTCGCTTAATCTCCTGTGAACCCGTTGATTATCAATGGATACAGCAGGGATTAGGTCGGGCAATAGTCAAGCTAGTGGAGTCGCATCCCATTACCAAATGGAATGTTAACTTCACTGATCAAGTACCCAACAGAATAGGAGCCCTTTGGGGTTCCGAATCTGGTAAGTACTCTACCCTCGACCTCAATGAGGCCTCGGATAGAGTTTCCCTTGATCTAGTTCGCCTGATGTTTCCAAGTCACGTTTATACGTTCTTGGAGGCTTGCAGGACTTCATCGACTACGCTGCCGTGTGGGAGGATACTTAAGCTCAAGAAATTCGCGCCGATGGGAAGCAGTTTATGCTTCCCTATATTGGCGCTCGTAACTTGGGCGATCCTTACTGCGGCTGCTAGCGACCAGGATACGAAAGATCGTATCCTTGTGTATGGTGATGATGTGATCGTCCCGACGGCTTTTGCCGCGAACGCGATCGAACAGCTCGAATCGTTTGGTTTAAAGGTAAACCGCGACAAGAGTTGCACCGGTGGACTCTTTAGAGAGTCATGTGGCATGGATGCCTTCCAAGGCATCAACGTCACTCCTGTTCGTCTTCGAACAGTCTGGTCATCAGAACCGTCCCCTGACGTTTATCTTAGTTGGTTGGCTTATGCCAACTTTTTCTACGATAAACGGTACTTCAAGACCTACGATTATATCGTAGGCGAGCTGGGTCGTCTTTACGGCCCAATCCCGGACGAGTCCATGGCATTGCCATGTCCTAGTCTTCGCGAAGCACCTCTTGGTGCGAAACCTGTGCGAAAGCGCTGGAATAAGGCCCTTCAAAAGGTCGAATTCCATTGCCTTGAACACAAGTCCTCTAAAGTTGTTGAAACCATAAGCGGTTGGTCCATGTTACTCAGATTCTTTTCTGAGTCATGCCCTTCTACTTCTTGGTTTCCTTTAGAGATACATCAAGGAGAATTGAGGGCGTCTAAGACGCCTTCAGTCCTCTCTGTCAGTGAGTACACCAATCGACGTTCTAGCAAGCTAGTGCGTCGATGGCGATGAGTTGTG